TAAGATGCTTAACAAAATGTCTGAGGTCACAATCAGGGCAGCTCAAAAGCAGATCGATCCACCGATGATGGCTCCTGATGATGGGTTTGTGTTACCTGTTCGAACCACACCAGGGGCAATAAACTTCTATAGATCTGGCACAAGAGATCGTCTGGAACCGCTCCAAATAGGTGCAAACAACCCTCTAGGGTTGGCAATGGAAAACGAAAGACGCAACGCAATTAACAAGGCGTTTTATGTTGACCAGCTGATGATGTCACCAGGCGCAACCATGACCGCCACAGAAGTGCTTCAGCGCAACGAAGAAAAGATGCGGATCCTCGCGCCCGTGCTTGGACGCTTGCAGTCGGAGCTGCTACAGCCACTGATCGAGCGTAGCTTTAGTTTACTGCTGGAAGCAAGAATGTTGCCAGCGCCGCCCGAAGAGCTGCAAGGCCAGGACATTGAGATCGAATACGTCAGCCCGATGGCCAAGGCGCAAAGACTAACAGATTTACAGTCGATGCTGCGTGGCTTCGAGGTTATGATGCAAGTCGCAGAGATTGCGCCCGTAATGGACTACTTAGACACAGACAAGCTTGTACAGTACCTGGTTGAAGTTACTGGCATACCAGCGCGTGTTATTCGTAGCCCAGATGAAGTTGCGGAGATACGAGATCAGCAAGCGCAAGCCGCTGAACTTCAGGCCGCACAGCAAGACGCCATGATGGACGCAGAGGTAACCAATAAGATTGCGCCTATGGTAAAAGCTGTACAGCAATAAAATGAAGAAATTAGAAGACCTTAAATTAGCGTACCGCCGCACGTTTAATACAGAGGACGGTGAGCAAGTTTTAGATGACCTCAAAACCAGGTTTGGATTTGAGACAACCACCTTTTCTGGCGATCCATATGAATCTGCATTTAACGAAGGACAACGCGCAACAGTGTTGCTGATCGTCAGGATGTTGTCCGACAAGAAGGAACCAAAACAATGAGCGAAGAGGCAACCCAAGATACTGGATCTCAAGAAGTCGCAGCAGAAGCACCAGTTAGATTTGTTGATACGTTAGATGAAGGTTTGCGAAGCAATCCTAGCTTGCAAAATTTTACAGACGCAAATGCCCTGGCAAAATCTTATGTTCATGTAAGATCCCATGTCGGGGCAGATAAAATTGTCAAACCACAAAGCAGCTGGACAGACGATCAATATAACAATTTCTACGCCGAAACTGGTCGGCCAGAAACGTCAGCCGATTATGATTTAAAAATAAATGTCGATGAATCTGATGAGGATAGTTGGAATAAATTTAAAGACGCAGTACATGGCGCTGGTCTGAACAACAGACAAGCGCAAAAGATGGCAGATTTTTTAGAAACTACCATTACCGAGGTTGATCAAAGGTCTGAAGAAAACGTAAAGCAAATTAACATGCAGACCGAAATGGAGTTGGAAAAAGAGTTCGGACAGGCCACAAAGCAAAAGATCGACATGGCTATGGCAGCAGCAGAGCGCTACATCGATCCAGAACTTTTAGAAGATGTATATTTATCAGATGGTCGCAGACTAGGAGATCATCCAGATATTATAAGAATGTTTGCCGCTATTGCATCGGACATAGGTGAAGACAGCCTGGTCGGTGAAGGCACAGAATTAGTTATGACACCAGATGAGGCTATGTCTTTGGCAAAGCAAAAAATGACAGAAGGTGCATATCAAGATAAGTTTCATCCCAACCATGATGAAGCTGTCCAGGAGGTTCGGAGATTATTCGGACTTGCTAGTGGATAAGCGAAAGCCCCACGCCATCAAACTTGTGCGTCAAGTAGAGTAACTGGCTAACCAGTAAGCACGGCCTCTTTGAGATAACCGAGCGCAGCAATCTGAAAACTTAACTGTAGAAGGAGAGACAAATGTCTACTCAAATCACTACAGCCTTTGTCAATCAGTTTTCTGCAAATGTCCAAATGCTTTCACAGCAGATGGGTTCTTTGCTGCGAGATGCAGTAGATGTAGAATCTGTAAATGGCGAAAAGGCTTTCTTCGATCAAGTGGGATCAGCAGCCGCTGTTAAAAGAACATCGCGCCACAGCGATACCCCGATGGTCGAGACACCACACACCAGACGCATGGTGACAATGTCAGACTATGAATATGCTGACCTGATCGATGACCAGGATAAAATCAGACTATTGATAGATCCGACAAGTTCTTATGGCCGTGCAGCAGCAGCTGCTATGGGTCGTGCGATGGATGATGAAATCATTGCAGCAGCGTTGGGAACAGCGCAAACTGGCAAGGATGGTTCCACATCAACAGCACTACCAGCTGGTCAGAAAATCGCACACGGTTCTGCTGGTCTAACCATTGCAAAACTATTGTCTGCAAAAGAAACACTCGATGCTGCCAGTGTTGATCCATCGATCACACGACACATCGTTGTGTCTCCAAAACAGATCAGCGATTTGTTGAACAACACAACTGTGACCAGTGCTGATTTCAACACCGTCAAGGCGTTGGCTCAAGGCCAGATCAATTCGTTTGTGGGATTTAATTTCATCGTAAGTAACCGTCTAACAACAGACTCAAACGGTCATCGTCAGGTGATTGCTTTCGCGTCAGACGGTATCAAGCTTGCAGTTGGTAAAGAGCCAAATGCGCGCATCGATGAACGAGCCGACAAGTCATATTCAACCCAAGTCTACTATTGCCAAACCATTGGATCCACTAGGATGGAAGAAGCGAAAATAGTAGAATTGGCATGTCAAGAGTAGGAGACTGATCAATGGCTACTGTTTTTTCAACACAGCGTACTAACAGCAGAGCAACACCTGTTGTTATGAACAAAGCAAATGAGCTGGGCGGTCGTGTCCGAGTGGCTCATGGCACATTTGAAGCAAGCTCACTCGCATCAGGTGATGTGATCGAAATGTTCATTTTACCAGACGGCGCAAGATTGCTTGAAGGCTCACTCGCACATGATGCGTTAGGGTCATCAACAACCTTGTCAGTGGGTACAGCTGCACACACAAATGCGGCTGGTACAGCCGTTGCTGCTTCCGCTGCTGCTTTTAAAGCGGCCGCTGCGTCCACATCTGCCCAGAAGGTAGACATCCTCGCAACGCTGGCTCTAGGTTCAGGCACAGAGACAGACACAAACGAAGATGGTGTGGCGGTTACCGTCACAATGGGTGGCGCTGCTGGTACTGGCACAATCGAGCTGACCATCAAATATGTCGTAGACTAATAGGTTGGGGCGCGCTTGCGCCCCTTCTTTTCTTATGGAGTTAAACTATGCCATCTACCGTTGATATTGCTAACTTTGCGCTAAACATGTTGGGCGCATCTAACATCTCTGCACTAGATGAAAACTCCAAAGTAGCGCGTATTATTAACCAACGATACGAAAGTGCGCGTGATTTTGTATTTAGAGAACATCCCTGGAACTCGCTCATCAGACGGGCAACACTGGCACAAGAAACAACCACACCAGATTTTGGTTATGCGTTTCAATATCCGCTGCCCGTAGATCCGTTTTGCTTGCGCGTGTTAGAGTTTAGCAACGGCACACTGAGCTATCCCCAGGACAATATGCTGTCCAACAGCGGCGCTCCCGTGTTTGTCATCGAGGGCAGAAAACTACTGAGCGATGAGGGCATCGCAAAAATTAAATACATTGCCAGGGTCACAGATCCTAACGAATACGATAGCGGTCTAATCGAGGCGCTAGCAGCTTACCTGGCCTCAGAAATATCTTATGCTGTTACGGGATCTACCACACTTGTGCAGCTGATGTATGCCAAGTACGAACAAGTGCTGAAACAGGCACGGCACACTGACGCGACTGAGGGCGCACCACAACGATTTGAGGCTTCTGACTTTATCGAGGCAAGAATGTAAATGGCACGATCTGCACCCAGTTTCAGTGCGTTCACAGCTGGTGAGATTAGCCCACGCCTGGAAGGTCGCACAAATTTAGAAAAGTATTCGCAAGGTCTGTCGGATCTAACCAATATGGTTGTGATGCCACATGGCGGTGTCACCAGGCGGCCAGGCACAGAGTTTCTAGGCGAGGTTAAAAGCAGCTCGGTCAAAACCAGACTAATACCGTTTCAGTTTAAAACGTCAGATACATATATTCTAGAGTTCGGCAATCAGATCATGCGCGTGTTTCGCAATGATCTCCAGGTGCTAACCAGCTCTGCCAAAACAATAACAGGGATCACTAAAGCAAACCCAGGTGTACTGACCAGCAATAGCCACGGATTTAGTAATGGCGATGAGGTCTTTGTCGATAGCGTAGGCGGCATGACCGAGATCAACGGACGTAACTATCGTGTGGCCAACTCCAGCACTAACACGTTTACGCTAACAGATCTGTTTGGCAATGCGATCAACACAACAAGTTTTACTACCTACACATCAGGCGGTACGGCCACAGAAATATACGAAACAGCGACACCATACGCAGAGGCAGATCTTTTTGATATTCGCTTTGTGCAATCAGCCGACACGATGTTTTTGGTGCATCCGTCATACGATATACGAACACTGACGCGCAGCGATCATAACAACTGGACGTTTGCAACCCTGTCGATCACGGGATCTCCCAGCCCAGGATTGAGCGGTGCAAACAACAGGCCAAGCGTTGTTTCGTTTTTTGAGCAACGCTTGGTATTTGGAAACACAAACAATAATCCGCAAACTTTGTTCTTTAGCAAAAACGGAGA